TATATCTCAAGATATGTTATCGGCATCTGAGACTATTAAAGAGAATACGGCACAAGCAGAGAGCAGTACTAAATCATGGTATTCAGGGATTACTGATTGGTTTTCTGGCATTGGCAATTGGTTTAAAGGATTGTTTGGTGGAGGAGGAGCATCAGCAGGTGGTGGGGGCAATGCAATGAACTATGCAAGTATGGCAATGCAAGTTGGTTCAATGATAGGAATGGCAGGTGGTGGTGTTATTTCAGAACCGATTGTAGGAAAAGGAATGGAAAGTGGAACTACCTACAATTTTGGTGAACGTGCTAAATATGGAGAGAATGAAATTGTTGCTCCTATTAAAAAGATGCAAAGAAGTGTTGCTCAGAATAAAGTTGAATATCATATGCCAATTCATCTAAGTGCTATTGATACTCAATCAGGCACTCAGTTCTTAATGAAACATTCAGATGTTATTCAGGGTCAGATGATTAAGAATCTGAGACAAAATAAACCGATTAGAAAAGGAATACAAAACGCCTATTAAGGAGTGAACTATGGCATCAGGTGATCCTTTTAATTTTGATGTTCATTCCATCAAGCCACATACTCCCAATTGGAATGTGCTGCATACTGATATGGAAGGATGGAAAAGAAAGACACGTTTAAAATCAACTGATCCTATTCGCATGTGGACAGTTGAGGTACGTGGTAGAACTAATTCTGAAAAAGATACAATTCTTGCTCATTGGAATGATAACAATGGGCCTTTGACAAATTTTCAATGGAATGTTTTGCCTACTGTTTGGAATACAGGTTATGGAACTTATTATCAAGTTCAATATGAATCCTTTGAATATGAAAACCCTGATAATATAGCAAACATTTGGGATTTTGTCATAACCTTTAGGGAGTGGTTATAATGGCTAAAGATATTGATTCAGATTATCTACATTATTTTTTTAGAAGTGGCATTACAGTTCTAAATGGTTATAAGTTTTCAATTGATTCACCACAGGACAATCAGTTTATTGCTAACTCAGTAGATGTTGGAAATTATACTGCATTGGCTTTAAAACGTAATCCGGTTAGATCTGAGGAAGGAACGATCTTAAATGAATTGGAGATAGGTTTGGATTACGTGGATTTAAACTTAAAAAATGATGTATTATCTGGTAAATATAATAATAAACTTGTTCAGATCTACCTTGTTTTTCCTAAGAAAGTTACAACTGTTTGGACAGTTGATTATGAAATGCTTTTATTTCAAGGATACACAGATGAACCTAAAGGAGATGAACATTGGATAACAATGTCGATAAAACCATTTCCTTATCTTGATAGATTATATCCTAAACGAATTTATCAAGCAGGGTGTAACTGGACATTTTGTGGATCTGGTACGTGTGGTCTTACCCTGTCTAATTATGTAACAAATGTTAATCTATCTGCTCAATCAGATGGAGTTACTTTAACTTGTTCTCATGGACAGGCAGCAGATTATTTTGTTCCTGGGTATGTTCAGATAAAATCTGGATCTTTACAGGGTGCGGTTAGACCCATTTTAACAAATAGTACTTCATCGGTTACGGTGAGAGTTCCGTTTGATAGCACTATAGCAAATGGTGTTAATGTAGATATAGTTAAATTATGTGCTAAAAATTATGAGACCTGCGATACCGATTTTTCAAATTATGCGAACTATGGAGGTTATCCTTGGGTTCCCAAAGAACCGATATTGTAAAGGATAGGATAGTTCAAAACGCTCGTAAATTTATTGGTACTCCATTTAGACATTCCGGCAGGTCAACATTAGGTATTGATTGTGCCGGATTGTTGTATATGGCCTATAATCGAGCAGGAATTGAGCTACCTAAAAGTGACGGTTATTCTTATACCGTAGCATGGTGGAAGCAGACCGGAGCAAAAGAACGTTTGCTTGATGCTTTGCTTAACTGCGGATTTAGAATCTTATCTGATGATGAATTATATAATAAAGCAGATGTACCATTATTTAAATTGTTTGGTGACGATTATCCTGCACATCATAGTGGTATTATGATTGATCAGTTTAGTTTTGTTCATGCTAAATGTGGATGGAAATCAAGAGATAAAAGAGTAGATTTTGATATTTTAGAACCATCCTATAAAAAAAGATTAGCATATATGCTCAGACATAAGGAACTTGATTAATGGGTCAAACCTCTGGACAAACAGTTGGGATGGTAGTGGGTGGAGTAGTGGGTGGAGTCATTGGTGGCTTTCCTGGGGCAATGATAGGTATGTCTTTAGGTGGTCAATTAGGTCTTTGGATAGATCCACCTAATGCTCCCCCTCCCCCTGCTTTAGGAGATATTGAAACAAACTCATATGTTCGATCAACTCCAGTAGGTGTATGTTTTGGACAATGTAAAGTTTATGGTGGAGTTATTTGGGTAGGTGAAGTTAGTTCTGATTGGAATAATGAAGGGTCAAGAAAGAATCCAGAATGGGAAGCAGAAATGGATGCTGATTTTGCCGTTGCTCATTGTGAAGGTGAAATCGATTCATATACTGGACTTTATTATATAGATGATAAACGTGCCGGAACAATGGAAGCTGAAGGATATTCTGTAGGATTTACTTCATACGTTGGTTCTGCTGCTCAAAGTATTGATTCAAAGATAAGCTCATTTCAATCAGGAAAATCACTTGCTGCAATAAATTTTAAACATACAGCTTATAGTGTAATCGATTTACACGTTGAAGGACAGATACTTCAGAAATTACCTGCCATTGCTGCTGAAGTTGTGGGTTTTCTAATTGAAAGTGGTGAAGAAGATGCTAATCCAATTCGTTGTGTTTATGAATTTTTGACAAATCCACGTTGGGGAATAGGAATGGATACTTCATTATTTAATGGAGATCCAGATACGGTAGGATCACCCTGGAAGATTGAAGCAGATTATTGTGATACTTCTGTTCAATATATTAATTGGGATGATACACCTACGAATGAACCACGTTTTAGATTTTCAAATTTTTATGATACCAGAGTAAAAGCAGTAGATATTATCACCGATATGATGATTACCTGTAGGGGTTTGATTAGATTAAAGCAAGGAAAAATTGAACCTTTAATAGAAAAAGCAACTGAAGAACCTGAATTATATTATTCTGATCAACATAAAGCAACATTTAATGCCGGAGCATCAAGCACAGTTAGTAGACTTTATGATGACTTTTCATCTTACCCTGATATTTATTGGTTTGGAGATGAAGGAATTATTACTATCTCTGGAAATGAATATCGGTTTATAGTTAAAGATCAAACTTCCACTTATATTGATTTATTTGATGACCTTCCTGTATCACCTAATCTTAATGATAGTTTTGAAATAGTAAAAGATAATATAAAAGAGGGATCTTTTCAATTTAGACAAAGTGCTGAATCTGAAATTTCAAATAGATATAGAGTTGAATTTATTGAACGTGCGGTTAAAGATGAAAATGATAATTTCCATAATGAATATAGTTGGAATGCTGTAGAAAAAGATTCTGAAGAATTTTATATTGATAATACTCAAGATACTAAGTTAAAAACAGTTAGAATGGGAGGAATTAAAAGAAAATCTCAAGCAATGAGAATGGTTCAATTCTATTCTGACTTTGGTTTATATAATAGAAACTACTGTGAGTTTATTACATATCACCAAGGATATTATCATGCTGTTGGAGATATAGTCGGTATCAGTCATATTCAAACAGGATGGAATTGTAAATGGTTTAGAATTGTTGGGATGGAGGAAATGGAAAATGATGAAGTTAAACTTCAATTCTTTGAATATAATCCCAATGTTTATTCAGATACCATAACTAAAGTACTTGCTTCAGAAGATACAAGTCCTGAGAGTAGATATACTGCACCTGATGTGGTTGAACGTTTTTATGCTGTGCAAGATCTTACAGATAATAAAATTTATATTTTATTTAAAAGACCAGATAATAATCCTTATTTTGTTGGTGCAAAAATATATGTTAGTGTAGGTGGTGGTGATTACGTTTACAAAGATACTATTGGTTATGTGACTCCATCGGTAAAGCTCGATGCCGGAATTGATGACTCTCAAACTACAATCGGTTTTGATAATTCAACTTTGTATGGATCATTTCCATCTTCAGGTTCTTTTTGGATTGAAGATGAATTGATTACTTATACAGGTATTTCAGGTGATCCTGATTATGAATTTACAGGATGCACAAGAGGATCAAATGCAGCAGCCCATACAATAGATAAATATTGTATGTTGAAAGATTCCTCTACACAGTTTATTACTTTTGAGGATTCAGAAGTTGGTCAGTCATGGACGATCAAAGGAGTATCAGTTACGGTTTATAATTTAGTAGCTCCGTTTGCTACTTCTCCAACAAAAGTGGTGACGATAGTATGACAATGGATATAGAAAAAACTGCTAAAAGTTTTAAAGAAAGTGATTCAGAACAAAAGACCCACTTAGTTGCTTCTGCTGTTGGTGGAATAATAGGTGGTTATCTTGGTGGTTATCCTGGTTTTCAAATAGGTATGGCACTTGCCGGATACTTATTTTCTCCAGATCCTCCTTCAGGAAAAGAATATGTCAATGATGACTATAAGACTTTTAGAACAACAATTGATCCTGTTCCTGATGTTATTGGTTCTGATATTGTTTCAGCAAAATGCATTTACATAAATAAAAATACTTTAGGAACTTATGATTCTGGTCAATTACCAGATATGGGTGATAGTGTAAATGAAGCTGCATGGAAAGATTTTATTGATCAATTAGGATCAAGTAAAATTGGTATGTGGGCTGAGTTTGCTGTTAATTTCACAGGCAGATACATTGATTATAATAGT